GCAGGTTGAAGTCTGGCACCGGCTGGATTTCCCTTGACTTCGCCACCAGAATCTAATAATCATTTTCGCCTGTGGGCATCCTTCCGGGGATCGCTCACAGGCTTTTTTTCATGCTCAAAAACACATCTGAGAATTCCTCCGGGATTTTTTCGGAAAAACAGCCCGTTTTTCCCTTTCAGGAACCAGGAAGGCAAAAGAAATAACGATAATAGGCCGCCTTCCCCGGATTTCGGAGGTAGAGAAATGACGAATGAACAGAGGGCTGCCATTGCGGAATATCGAAAGAACGGATGTGGCTACAAGAAGATCAGCCAGCTTACGGGGATAAGCGAGAACACCATCAAGACTTACTGCAAGAGGAACGGACTCGGCGGCACCGCCGTCCCCGCTCCCGCCGCTGAAGGAGGAACGGCCTGCAAATGCTGTGGCGCTCCCATCACCCAGACGCCGGGTAGGAAGTTCAGAAAGTTCTGTTCTGACCGTTGCCGTAATTCCTGGTGGAACGCTCATCTCGACCTGGTCAACCGCAAGGCAAACTATGAATTCGTCTGCCCGACCTGCGGAAAGCCCTTCACGGCATACGGCAACGCCAACAGAAAGTATTGTAGCCATAGCTGCTACATAGAGGACAGATTTGGGGGCGGCCGCCATGAGTAAGGAGGAGGGCCGCAATGAAATCGTGTTCCAGGTGACCATGACGGCGGCGAGGAAACTGCTCGAAGAAGGGCTTATCACGAGGGAACAGTACGAGGAATTTGATACAAGGATGCACCAAAAATACCAGCCTGTTTTCGGCGGATTATTCTCGAAAATTAACTTGCTATAGTGCGGATACTACGGGAATATGGCATCGGAAGGAGGTAGGCAAATGGCTACAATAAGCAAGATTTCGGCCTCCCCGGTGCGCATCGCGCCCAGGAAACGGGTCGCGGCATACGCCCGCGTTTCGATGGAGACGGAACTTCTCCTGCATTCCCTTTCCGCGCAGGTCAGCCACTACAGCAAGCTGATACAGGCAAATCCCGAATGGGAGTACGCGGGGGTCTACGCCGACGAAGGCGTAACGGGAACAAGCACGGCTCACCGGGACGAGTTCAACAGGCTCATGGCAGATTGCGATGCCGGGAAAATCGACATTGTCCTGGCAAAGTCCATCAGCCGCTTTGCCAGGGACACGGTTGACTGCCTGAACGCAGTACGGCACCTGAAGGACATTGGTGTTGAGGTACGGTTCGAGCGCGAGGGCATCTCAACCTTCACCTCGGACGGGGAGCTTCTCCTGACTCTCCTGGCGTCCTTCGCGCAGGCGGAAAGCGAGAGCATCGCCGCCAACGTCAGATGGGCGACCAGAAAGCGGTTCGAGGAAGGCATCCCCAACGGCCACAAGGCGCCCTACGGATACGAGTGGGACGGCGAGAAGTTCCGCATCATCCCGGAGCAAGGCGAAATCGTCAAGTACATCTTCAGACGCTACCTTGCCGGTGACTCCGGCTACAGCATCGCCAAGGCGCTGAAGGAACAGGGCGTGGTCGGCCAGAACGGGGTCCCGATGTGCGACTCCACCATAAAGGACATCGTTACCAACATCTCCTACACGGGAACAATGATTCTGCAAAAGAACTACTTCACGGAGAGCCATGTGCGGAAGCGCAACAAAGGCGAGCTTCCCCGCTACGCCGTGGAGGATATGTACGAGCCGCTGGTTTCCGTTGAGGAATACGAGCAGGCACAGGCAATCCGCCAGCGCAGGGCTGAAGAATCCGCCAACGCCAACGCCACCCTTACGAGATTCTCCGGGCTGGTCAAGTGCGGGAACTGCGGCAGGGGCATCAGCAGGCGGACGGCAAAAACGGTGAAGAAATGGGTGTGCAACACCAGGGAGCGGAAAGGCTCGGACGTCTGCGATATGCGTCCGCTGATGGAGGAGGAACTTGAATCGGCCGCGGAGAAAGCCGTCGGTCCGGTCAGCGACGAGGAGTTCCGCAGGCTGGTCAAGCGGATTTACGTCTACGGCGACCGCATCGAATTCCGTCTGGAAAACGGAAAAATGAAAAGCGTGACCAGAGCTTACGGAGGCTACAAAGTCAGGAATGGCTTTTCCGGGAAACTGTTCTGCGCGGAATGCGAGGAACGGCTCAGCCGGGATACCTGGGGCAAGAACGGAATCAAAAAGCAAAGCTGGGGATGCATTGGGCCGCGCACGAACTGCTCCCTCAGACGGTTGCCGGAGGAAGAACTGCGAAGGGCGACGGAAAGCATCCTCGGCACAAAGGACTACGAGCCGGCCTTCGTGGAAAAGGTGCGGCAGGCGGTCGTTTCCAACGACGGCATCAGATTTGAATTCAAAGACGGGACGGTGAAAACATGGCAAAGAGAGTAACGCAGATTCCCGCCACGCTGAACAGGTTTACATCCACTCCTGTCTATGCGGCGGCAAAACGGAAGGTCGCGGGCTACGCGAGGGTCTCCACGGATCAGGAGGAACAGCAGTCCAGCTATGAAGCCCAGATGGACTACTACAGGAACTACATCACCAGCCGTAGCGATTGGGAGTTCGTGGGGATGTATTCGGATGAGGGTATCACGGCGACGAACACAAAGCACCGCGACGGTTTCAACAGCATGATCGAGGACGCGCTGGCGGGGAAAATCAACCTCATCATCACAAAGTCCATTAGCCGCTTTGCCCGCAACACGGTCGATTCCCTGACCACGGTCAGGAAGCTGAAGGACAAGGGCGTGGAGATCTATTTTGAAAAGGAAAACATCTGGACGCTGGACTCCAAAGGCGAGCTTCTCATCACCATCATGAGCAGCCTTGCCCAGGAAGAAAGCCGGAGCATCTCCGAGAACACCACCTGGGGCAAGAGGAAGTCCTTCGCCGATGGGAAAGCCAGCGTAGCCTTCACCCACTTCCTCGGTTACGACAAGGGATTCGAGATTATTGAGGAAGAGGCCGACACGGTGCAGCTCATTTACAAGCTGTTCCTCGCTGGGCTTTCCCTCTACGCCATCACGAAGGAACTGGAACGCAGGGGACGCAAGGCGCCTTCTGGCGGAGACTCCTGGCACATCTCCACGGTCCGCTCCATCCTTACCAACGAAAAGTACCGGGGCGACGCCCTTCTTCAGAAGGAGTTCACGGTAGATTTCCTTCAGAAGAAGCGGAAAAAGAACGAGGGAGAGATTCCGCAGTACTACGTTGAAGGGCATCACGATGCCATTATCCCTCCGCCAACCTTCAAGCTGGTTCAGGCGGAGCTTCAGCGGCGCAACAGTGACGGGAAGAGATACAGCGGCGTCAGCGTGTTCGCATCCAAAATCAAATGCGGCGAGTGCGGCGGCTGGTACGGTTCAAAGGTCTGGCATTCCAACGACAAGTACCGCAAGGTCATCTACCGCTGCAACGGGAAGTACAAGGGCGGCCAGAAATGCGGTACCCCGCACCTGACCGAGGATGAGATTAAATCCCTGTTCCTGAAAGCCCTTAACGAGCTGGTCGGCATCAAGGACGAGGTGCTTGCCAACCTGACCGTACTCCGGGGGATGGTTTCCGACACAGCGGCCTTGACGGAGGAACGGGAACGCGCCAGCCAGGAAGCCGCTGCCATTGAAGAGGAACTGCGTACCCTCATTGCGGAGAACGCACGGGTGGCGCTGGACCAGGACGAGTACGACCGCAAGTACCGCGAGACTTACGGGCGCTACGAGCAGAGGCTTGGCAGGATGGAAGAAATCGACGCGGAGATCAGCGAGAAGGACGCCCTTGCGGAACGCATCCGGAATTTCATCGACAGGCTCATGGAGCTTGACGGTGAGCAGACCATTTTCGATGAAATGCTCTGGGGCGGCATCATGGAACACATGACTGTCTACGAGAAAGGCAAGGCTACCTTCACCTTCGTGGGCGGCATCGAAGTAACGGTAGGCTGACAGCCGCAAAAAACACGGCGCCCGGCGGGGAATCCCTCTGGGCGCCCTTTTTTGTTCACAGCTACAGTCTTGAAAACACAAGGGTTTGCGGGTATAATAAA